TAATGCTGTGTTTGCAATTTCGGCATATTGACTTCCACTTGTCTGGGCTTGACGTATGGCGGCTGCTTGTTGAACTTGGGCATCTAACGCTTCTTGCACAGCTAAAGAGGCTTCATCACCAGTTAATATATTACCATTAATATCTTTTACAATTTTTCTGCCTAGACCAGTAGTATAAATTGTAAGCCCTGTAGAAGGGTAGGTTTGCGTATCTCTTTCAAAAGTATCATTTTCAGATGGGTTGTTAAGTTTATTAGCTAATTCTTGATTGCCTAATTCTGCCGCTTCTACGTTTGCGACTAGCAGCCTTTCTCGTAAATCTGCTGTGTCAAGATAGTCTTGAGCCTCTCTTCTTCCTGCGGCAATATTTATTTGGCTCTCTTCAATTCTTAAAGCATTTAGATCGTTTTGGGTTTTTTGAGTGTCTTGATCTTGTTTTTTCTGAGCAGCCAGTTGACGCAATGATGCTGCACGAACAGGATCAATCGATTGAAGAGCCTGTGCTATTTTCAACATGCTATTAGGATCATTAGGATCTAAGCCCTGGATCTGCTCCTGTACCTTCTCACCCGTAGTCCTGGGATCTAGCCCAAGCATAGGCTGTACTGCACGGCGCAAGTCTTCGTTACGCTGTACGCCTAGCTGACCTGCCATCTGAGCAAGAGGGGCTAATGCTCTAGCTCTGCCTGTAAGACCCGATGCTAGTAGCTGACCTTGAGCCATGCCCTGCTGTAGTAACTTCTCTTGACGCTGTTCAGGAGTATCAATGATATCCGCGAAGAGTGTGCTTATATTAATAGCCATTAGCCGCTCCTTGAGATTGTGAGGCTAGAATAGATGCAAATCCACCAAGAGTATCAAGTCCTTTTGGGTCAACACCTGCTTGTTTTAGCAAGCTAAGAACTTGAGCAGATTGATCGCCTCCTGTTTGAGCAGTACGCTCGCCCTTCAATAAATCAAACAGACCTTGGAACTGCTGCTGACGTAGAGCATTAGCAAGAGCCGAGTAACCAAGTTGCGCCTCGAGAGTAGACTCTGCTAGCCCTGTACCTAAGCCTAAGCCTGTAGCCTGTAGACCCGCACCAATCTGCGATGCTTGCAAGGCAGGAGATAGAGTCGCAAGGAGTTGGTTCTGTCCTTGGTAAGCCGATGGGATTGATTGTAGACCTAGTTCTCCTAGCAGTCCTAGTCTTGAGCGTGTCTCGCCTAGACCTTGCAGTGTCTGCTGTGACGTTAACGCTTGCTCTGCTCGCGCCTGTTCCATAGCGGTTAGTGCAGAACCTGCTTGCTGCTCCTGTATAGCCTTCTCAAGAGCTAACTGCTCAGGCGTGCCACCAAACATACCTGTGCGAACACCTGTCCTTCCCTGCCCAAACAGACGCTCCTCAAGGGCAAGACGCTGACGCTCCTGCTCAGGTGCTTGCAGGGCTGTGAGGTTGCCCATGATTTCCTGTTCTCGCGCAGCCCTTTGCGTAGGGTCTTGCGTAAGCATTCCAATGATAGAGGCTTGCTCGTCTGCACGAGCTTGCGGGTCATCCAAGAATCCAAATGCACGACTACCAAAGCCTAGCATTCTTTCTTGTAGCGCCTGTTCAGTAGGACTAAGCATGGTGTCTAGGTTGCCGGTAGAGCTAAACCCTGCCCTTGAACCTGTAGCTGTAGTAACACCGAACGGTTTAAACTGAGACTGTCTACCAATCTCACCCATTAATCCGCCACTCGCGGCCTCGGGAGGACGATCACCGTAGACAGTTCTTACGTCACGCTCACCTGCTTTTTCAATGTCGCTGATTGCTTTCTGTTGTGCGGCTGCGCTACCTATTGAAGATAGCAAGCCACCTGTTGTTCCACCTATTAAGCTGTCATACCAAGCCATTAGTAAGTACCTCCATCAATAGTACCAAAGGTAGACGTACCACTAACGGTTAAGTTAGCTGCGGTTACCGTTCCTGTAAATGTAGGAGACTCAGAGTTTGACTTGCTGTTTACTGCGACAGCAATTGCATCGTACTCAGCCCCTACCTCAGTGCCTTTGATTACTTTAGCGGGGTTACCACTAACCAAAGCATCCTTAGCTGCGAAGTTCGTTATCTTCGTGTAGTTAGACATTACACAATCCTTCCCATTAGGGCTTGAATATTAATTTCTTGCAAGGCAATTGTCTTGCCATCAACTGTGGTCTCTACGCCAACGGCTACTACTGTACCCTGCCCTGACGTATTGATTTTCTTTCGCGTTATCAATGCAATAGAGGAAGAGTACTCTGCCTCGGTGTTAAATTCTGAGATATTGTATTGTCCCACATTCGACTTGGGTAAGGTATACGCTTGCTTTTTGTACGCACCAGAGTAGTCGTATGCCCAGTTCAATACCACCGTAGCTTCAGCCCCGTCAAACGTAGTGAGGTTAATCTTCTTTAGGAACTTTAAGTTAGATGTATCGCCAAAGCTAAGAGGATGACTAAAGTAGCTAAGCAGATAACTTGTTGTTCCATCTTTAAATCCTATGTATTGAGCGATACCCGTACTGTTGCCAAGATATAAAGACTCGGTAGAGGTATTAGCAAAGATTAATGGGTTGATGTGCGACCATGTGGTTGCTCTAAAACTTCCATCCTGTAGAGGGAAGCGAGTATCAAAGCAATATACTACGGCTAACTGTGGGAAGTTTAGTAACACAAACGCCTCACGAGGCGAGTAGTGCATGCTAATGTTCCCCGTCTCTGCCGCGAAGAGAGACTTGATATCGTTGTTGACGTTCTTAGATATGTCGCCAATTGGGGCTGACTTCTCTTGAATGGTTCTTGCTAGGCTTCTAACCCCTGAGTCATCAAGGAAGATAAGATCTTTACCTGTGGAAACAACTGTGTCTCGCGACACACAACCCACATTAGAGATAGTATCCGCGAGGGTCATGTTGGCAGGGCTATCTGCTCCTTCGTATATAACGATAGAGTTACGTCCAAAGATAACTAAGAAGCCGTTGTGAGCCGCTAGCGCAACGATCGTGTCGTACCCTGTAGGCCAGACAGTAGTAATGTCAATTGAGCCTGTAGAGCCTCCTGACCAACCTGAGCCGTTTAATAGGTCTGACCAATAGATTGTTGACTTATTAGCTGTGAAGTCTGCCACCCACAGCCGACCAAACGCTGCTAAGCATTCATGCCCTTGTGGCGGCGTGCCTGTAGCATGAGCATGTGCAGACATAGGCTCTAATGTACCCGTGTGGTCTGAGTACACCAAGGGTTCTTGCCCACGCTGAAAGATATACATGTGATCGTTGAACGAGACAAACTTCCAATTGTTAGCTAAGACAGTATAAGCCGCAGGAGTAACATCAGTCAGCGTAGTTGTTCCGGTAAAGAGTTTGTTGTTACCTGCTGATAAGAACGTAACATCGCCGTCTGAGGCAACGTATTCGCCCATAGACTCAATGCCATCGGATGTGCCTAGCACCGCAGCCCCGTTAGTAGAGATCATGGTATAACCCTTTCTCGCGGCTATCCTTCCCTCTTTATCAATCACACAGTTGTCCGCAACAGCAGAAAAGCTAGGCTCTTGCGCGAGAGGTGCGTCTTGGGTGTTTATCCCTGCGAATCCCGGAGCTGTGATTGTAATGCTCTGTAGTTGTTGAGCCATCTACACCACCCTATAGGTTGTTTCTTCTGGGTAACGGTTAGCGTCTACTGCGATTGCATCTGACAACGCTGATGAAGCTACGGCAAACTGCTCTGCTGCTGACTGACCACCTGTCTCACCTCTTTCGCGAAGAGCCATAGCGTAGGCCATCTGTACGACAGGATGATACGGGACTTTAATCTTAGTAGCATCTGCCGCGAGTAGAGCCTGTGGTGATGCAATATCAAACCTTAGCGTGTACACAGCATCAGGCTGTGGATAGACCTTGACCTTAAGATCATCGTTATCGTCCACACCACTGACAATGTAATCAGTAGGCACTGCACTGGCAGGAGTCTGATTGAAGTACACGTTGTCAAAATACGGCACAGTGTTCAGCGTCAAGAATCCGTGACCGCTACTGCTAAGTGCTTGTTTGATTACCGCACTCTGACCTGAGCCTGTAAGAGAATACTCTGCCTGACCAACTACTGTGGGGACTTCAACAGTGCTGCGCAATGCAGACCAATTCCATGAATCCTCTACTAGCTTCTTCGCGTCATTGATCAAGTCGCCTATCAAAGCGGAGTAAGAAGTCTCGCTCGTGGTAGTGACTTCATCTTCTCTTAACCTGCGGAGGACGTTGTTAATTGCTTCTAAGTATGTCATCTACCTGCCTCCAGTGGCTTGTAAGAATCGTTCAAACATCCCAACCGGAATGTTATCTAGCTCTGTAAACTTTGGCTCAAACAAGATTGAGTCAGTTAGTGGAGTGCTGTTAACTACTTGAGCGAATAAACCAATTGCGCCATCTTTTCCTGCATCGCCTTTTTCGCCTCTTATACCCTGTAGACCTTGCAAGCCCTGCTCGCCTTGTATACCCTGCTCGCCTTGTATGCCTTGGTCTCCGGTATCGCCTTTTTCTCCTGTAGCCCCAGTAGCTCCTACATCTCCTGTAGCACCAGTAGCACCAGTAGCGCCAGTAGCACCTATTTCACCTTGGACACCTTGTATACCTTGCTCGCCCTTAGCACCTGTTGCTCCGGTAGCACCTGTAGCTCCAATAGCCCCCATTAATCCTTGAAGACCTTGATCTCCTTTCTCACCTTTTTCACCTGTTTCACCTTGGATGCCTTGAAGTCCTTGGTCGCCTTTATCTCCTTTCTCACCATCAATACCATCTATACCGTCAATACCATCTATACCGGCAGCCCCAGTAGCTCCGGTAGCGCCAATAGCTCCGGTAGCACCCGTAGCACCAGTGTCACCTTTGTCGCCTTTGTCGCCATCCTTGCCAAGCAAGCTGCCGTCTAAGATGCCTTCAATAATAGTATTAGGAAGATTGGCTATAAAAGTTCCTGAGTCTTCTTTGCTCAAGGTGTCAATGCCGTCTGTGATTTGGCCTTGATTATTAACCTTAATTATTGGTCTTTGGATGATATCTATGTCATCAAGCACGAAATTACCGCCAGTGTTGGTAGTGTTGCTAACTACGTTTTCTGCAACTACTCCGTCAGCTCCTATTACAGGAGTTACTTGATACTCTTGTCCGTCTATAAGAGTGCCGCCAAGGTTTGGTACACTATCTCCAAGAGTAGAGCTAATAAAGCTGTTTGTCTCTTCGTTGTAATTCCATGTTTCATTAACATCGCTAACAGTTTCTGTAGTGCCTGCGGCGGTTGTGTCTGCTGTAGTGCTTGTGGTTGTCGTTTGATCTACTGTTTGGTCTTGGCTGACTGTCCCTAAGTCTGCTGCATCACCTAAAGAGCCATCGCCTGATCCTATGGTTAGTAATTCATTAGCGGTAGTGTCTGCTTTTAGGTCTAAAATTTCTTCTGTTTGGCCTCCTCCTGCTACATCTTCTGCTTCAGAGACTTCTGGTGATTGAGCTGCTGCTTGAGCTGCTGCCAAATCTGTATCACTAAGCATTGGGTTTGAGCCAACAGTAAGATTAATTATTTCTGCTGTTGAGTCGGTTGGATCGTTTAACGCATCTGCAACTGCCAAACCTGACATTTCGTTGTAGGTATTTTGTATATCCTGCTCGGATATACCTGTTTGTTGAGCGACATCAGCAATAGTAACTAAGCCTTTATCTAATAAATCTTTGACATAGTTAGCTTCAAATTCATCTATGCCATTGGCTACGTTTACAGGGCGAAAAGTATCTTCTAAAGTAAACGGAACAACGTCAGGAACGCCTTGCTCTTCAATCATAGAAGCGTAAGCATCTGCTCTTTGTCCAGAAATAATGGCTTGCATGAGTTGGTCAGGATAATCCTGAATCCAATCTCTAGCCGTGCCTGTCGAACCCGCAGGACGAAACCCTTTAGTGTCAGGGTCATAAACCATGCTATCTGGCCTTAAGCCTACTGTAGTACCCATTACTCGTCCTCATCTATCAGCAAGTTATTTGTTAGTGCTGACTTATAGGTTTCCATCAACCCTATTAGAATTATAGGGCTTATCCCTAAGTCTATTTGCGACTCAACCCAATTGCCTAGCGCTTCCATCGCGTCTTCTATTTGATGATCTACTTTGGTATTTGGAAACTCTACAATCATAAGAATTCCTAGTTGTTTCGCTCTACTTTCTTAACTTT